AGAGCCTATTCACGCTGCGCGCGGGCAATCGCCCGAGCCTGCGAGATCCCGCGCTCATAGCGTTTCATGGTGGCGCGGTAAGCTCTGCCGGTGTGCAGGTATCTGAGTCATCAGCGCTCAGCTATGCACCCTTCTGGCAAGCCGTTCGCATTATCTCCGAGACCATCTCTAGCCTGCCGTTTCACGTCTATCAGCAGACCTCGAGCGGGCGCATTATCGCTGACGACATGATGGTCGCTGACCTCCTGCGCTTTGCCCCCAACGAGGAGATGACCTCGATGCAGTTGCGTGAGCAATGGCTCGCGCAGGCTTTGACATGGGGCAATGGCTACTGCGAGATTGAGCGAGACACAATCGGCCGCCCAACGCGCCTATGGCTGCTGCGTGCCGAAAACATGAAGGTCGGACGAAGCGAAAACGGCGATCTGCAATATATTTATCGCGACGATTTCTCTCGTGCGACCTACATACCAGCATCCGACGTACTGCATCTACGTGGCCCAGGTGGCGATGGCTACGTCGGTGCCAGCGTCGTGTCATTGGCTCGAGACTCGATCGGTCTCGGCATCGCTGCTGAGGCATTTGGCTCATCGTTTTTCGGTCGCGGCGCTAGACCGTCCGGCGTGCTCGAGCATCCCGGCAGGCTCAGCGACGATGCCCGCGGTCGCCTTCGTGGCGATTGGGAACGATTGCATAGTGGTATAGATAATGCCTCACGAGTAGCAATCCTCGAGGAGGGCATGAAATGGACCACGACCGCGATCCCGCCTGACGATGCGCAGTTTCTTGAGACGAGGCGTTTCCAGCTCGAGGAGATTGCCCGCTGGTTTAACATCCCCGTATCCAAACTGCGGGCAACTGGCGGATCGACCTACAGCTCGCTCGAGCAGGAAAACCAAGCGTTCTTGAGCGAGACGCTGCGCCCTTGGCTAGTCCGCATCGAGCAAGAGGTCAGAAATAAACTGCTCCTGCCGATCAGCAGCAGCTACTACGTCGAGCATCGCGTCGAGGGGCTGCTGCGCACTGATCTCGCAGCGAGATACAGCGCATACGCCATCGGCCGCAACTGGGGATGGCTCAGCGTCAACGAGATCAGAGCGCTCGAGCAGCTCGACCCTATCGAGGGTGGAGATGTATTCTTGCAACCGTTGAACATGCAGCCCGTATCGTCGATGGGTGGAGCTCAGGCGCCACCTGCCGACCCTACCGTCGCGCCAGTCGTCGTCGATCCTACAGCGCTGCCAGCAGCACCAGCAGCACCGCCAGAGACCAACGACCTCGAGGCATATGCCAGCGATGCCGTGATTGCGTTAGCACTGGCAATGACCGAACACCAGATCCCGAGCTGCGAGCATGGCTCGACCAATCGCTGCCGTGTGTGTGGCATCGAGCGTGAGCGTGAGCTTGTGCCACCGAGCCGCCCAGGTGGACGCCATGGCTGGCGCATTAAATGGCGACCGATTTTGCCGCTACGCAAAACAGAGACTGAGCGATCGATGCCTGCTGAGCGTCGGGCAAAATACGACAATATCGATTTTTCTCCACCTGCCGGCGTTCGTGAAGAGGCCGCTCGAGGTCTAGCATGGCGAGCCGAATATGGTCGTGGTGGCACTGAGGTAGGCGTTGCTCGTGCAAGAGACCTCAGCAATGGCAGCAACATCAGCCCCGACACAATCGGACGCATGGTCAGCTACTTTGCCCGCCATGCCGTTGATTCAAAGGGCGAGGGATGGTCACCCGGTCAAGACGGATTCCCGAGCGCTGGTCGCATTGCTTGGGCGCTATGGGGCGGAGATCCGGGGCAAACATGGGCGAACAAGGTAGCTGGCCAGATGGATAAGGAGGACGACAATGGAGCGTAGATTACTCTCTACTGTCTCATCTGACGCTGGCCGACTGATGGGCTATGCGAGCGTGTACGGGCCGCTCAGCGAGGATCTGGGCGGGTTCCGTGAGCGCATAGCACCGCAGGCATTTGCCAGCACCCTCGAGGATAAAAACGCAGATGTGCGAGCGCTGATCAATCACGATTCATCATTGGTGCTAGGTCGTCGCAGTGCGGGCACACTTAAGCTCAGCACCGACAAAAATGGTCTTGGCGTTGAGATCTACCCGCCAGATACCAGCTATGCCAAAGATCTCCGTATGCTCATCGAGCGCGGCGATGTCAACCAAATGTCGTTTGGCTTCATTGTGCGAGCTGACGAGTGGACAATCGAGGAAACAGTGCGAGTGCGGACAGTGACAGATGTCGAGCTCATCGAGGTCTCCGTTGTCACCATCCCCGCCTACCCGGACACCACGGTCGCGATACGGTCGCGTGATCAGTGGAGCGCTAGCCAACTACGGCTAAGCGTACATTTACGAGGCCGAAAATTGCTTATGTCGCAGCTCGGCTGCGCAGGGAGGATTGTATGAGCGTATCACGTCGCGACCTGCTCGCAGAGCGAGCACGTCTAGTAGAGCAGGCCAAGACCTACCATGAGTCGGCATCGACTCGTGAGTGGACACCAGAAGAGACAGCAAAGGTCGATGAGATCGTTGCTCTCATCGCTGACCACGATGCTCGCATCGCGGCTATCGAGGCTGCAATGGCTGAAGAGGTCTCTGGCGAAGAGATGCCAGCAGAAGCACCAGCAGCAGATCCAGCAGCTCAGCAGCAGGCAGCTCGCGCACGTCTCAGCGATGTGCTCAGCGCAAGCTCGCGTCGCACTCGCCCAGCACCAGTGGGCGTGCCAATGTTCACCCGCGACCTCGACGACAAGCGCGCTAACAGAGACCGTGAAACCGCTCTTTGTGGCTGGTTTCTCGGCAACGACGCACGCCCTGAGCACCGCTCAGCAGCTCAGCGCTCAGGCCTCAACCTGGGCTCCAACCGCATCGTGCTGACTCGCGCCAACTCGACCAGCTCCAGTGCCGGTGGTTACACCATCCCGCAGGGATTCCTCGCAGAGCTCGAGAAGAAAATCGTCTATTTCAACCCGTTGCGTGATGTTGCTCGCGTCATCCGCACTGAGTCGGGTAACAGCCTGCCATTCCCGACGATCGATGACACGGGCAACCCGGGTGCGATCGGCGCGGAAAACACCGCACCATCCGCTACTGACATGACATTTGGTCAGATCATCCTCGGCGCATACCGCACCGAGTCTCTGGTGCTGCTCAGCAATGAGCTCCTACGTGACTCCGGTTTGGATCTTGCGACCGAAGTTGCTGGTCTCCTTGGCGAGCGTCTTGGTCGCAAGGAAGCCACTGACCACGCAACTGGTAACGGTACAACTGCTCCTCAGGGTGTAGTCACCGGCTCATCGGCTGGCGTTGCTGGCGCGACCACAACCACCATCACGCTGGCCAATATCATGGCATGCCGTAATGCCCTTGACTATGGCTACCAGCAGAATGGCGCTTGGATGATGCACCAGTCGATCTGGTCTACCATCCTGCAACTGGCCGACTCACAGAGCCGCCCACTGTTCCTCGACTTGCTTAACGGCAACGCACCGCGGCTCTTGGGCTATCCGGTGATCGTCAACAACGCGATGGCCAGCTCGATTGCTGCCAATGCCAAAACTGTATTGTTTGGAGATTTCTCCAAATACTACATCCGTGATGCCGGTGATATTGAAATCATCCGCATGAACGAGCGCTATGCTGATGCTTATCAGACGGGCTTCATGGCGGTGCGTCGTAGCGATGCCAAGGTCGCTCAGAGCGCCGCGATCGTCCGTATCACTCAGCCAGCAACCTAATGTGGAGTAGACTCATGAGAGTGAAAATACTCATACATTGCGTAGGCACTCTCGTGAGCTACATGCCCGGCGAAGTCCTAGATATTCTCGGCGATGACGCCCAGCGCCTCATCAGCGCTGGGCTCGCCGAGCCCTACAACGAGCCAGCAGCACCGGCTCCACCACCTTTAGACATCGCAGACAATAAGCGTCGTAAAAACGTGGAGAAGAGATGAATATTAAGATCCTCGCGCGTGGCACGTCCGAGCCAGTAACACTGGCTGAGGCGAAGCTCCACCTGCGCGTGGACCTGAGCGACGATGATGCGCTCATCACTGCAATGATCAGCGCGGCACGTGACATGGTCGAGCGTTACACCAGCCGCACCCTGATCTATACCGCATACCGCCTCACCATGGACAATTGGCCCTACGACATCGAGCTGCCCAGGTCACCTGCGATCGAGGCTGCCGCTAACCTGATCACCGGCATCGCATACATCACACCGCGGATCCGATACTACGACGGTGATGGCAATCAGCAAACGATGACGTATGCCGCTGGTGATTTTGAAATTCTCCTCGACGACAACCCGCCGCTGCTCGTGCTGCCACCGAGCGGCATTTGGCCGGTCACGTATCCGCTTCAGCGTGGCGCAATCGAGATCGACTGGATCGCAGGCTACGGCTCAGCAAGTACGGGCATACCGCAGCTCCTGCGCCTTGCAATCATGATGCTCGTAGCGCATTGGTACGAGCACCGCGAGGCAGTCGGGTCGTTTGGATCTGAAGTGCCCTTGGCCGTCGATAGCGTGCTCAGGCTCTACAGCGACGGAGGGTATAGCTGATGCCCGCCGCCACCGTAGTAGGAGACATGCGCCGTCGCGTAGCCTTGCAGGCTGCGACCGATGCGCTCGATGACTACGGTCAGGCGATCCGCACTTGGGCCACCTATGCGACCGTGTGGGCCAGCGTTGTCTCGACTCCAGGCAGCGAGCCACAGAGCGCTCTTATGCAGTCATCAGTCACGACCTACACGGTTACGATGAGATACCGCACCGATGTGCTACCGACTCACCGCATGATCTACGGAGACATCACGCTCAACATCGTGGGATTAAGCACCGTTGAGGGTGTCAATAAACACCTGCGCATTATGGCTATGCAGGTCGAGTCAGATGCGCCAGCCACCACGACCACGACGACCAGCACGACAACCACGGCAGCACCTACGACGACCACCACCACAACGACTGGGGGTGCGTGATGGCTATACGCAGCGCGCTCAATATCGATGGGCTAGTAGAGCTGGTCGCCAAGCTCAAAAAATTCCCGGTTGCTATCCGTACAGCATTACGTCGAACGGCTCGCAAGGTAGGCGGTCAGGTC